CCACAAACAGATCTTAAAGAAATGAACGTAGAAGGTAAATTTGTATTTATAGGAGTAACTGCAAATGGAGTAATGCCACAGATAGCTACTCCTGTAGGATTATTAGAACCACATAAGATACAGACAGCTTTAGCAGAATCAATTCTTATAGAAGATAGCCCTTATATACCTGATTGGGCTTTAGCCTTAGAAATACTTATATTTATCGTTTCTGTAAGCCTTATATGGCTTGTATTGAACGCTTTTGGTGTTACTTGGGGGATTATATTAGCTATATTAATAATGTTGTCCACAGCTTATACAGGATATGGACTTATCCACAGGGGAATATTAATAGATGTCACTTGGTCATTGATATCACAGTTTATAACAGGCTCTATAGCTTTATATATAAGATTTAGAGAGCAATGGAGACTAAGAGAACAAATTAAAGGACAATTTGAACACTATCTTGACCCAAGACAGGTCAAAAAATTACAAGATAATCCTAGTTTATTAAAATTAGGTGGTGAAAGACGTTATGCAACTTTTTTATTTACAGATGTTCGTGGTTTTACAGCTTTATCAGAATCATTAGAGCCTGAACAAGTAACATACATTATGAATAGAGCATTAACCGCACAACAAGAAGCAGTGCAAAAACATGGAGGTATGGTGGATAAATATATAGGTGATGCAATGATGGCTATATTTAATGCACCTATAGATCTAGAAGACCATGAAACAAAGGCATTAGAATGTGCTATAGATATACAGAAAAACATGCATGAGCTAAATTATGTATTAGTAGATGAAGGGATTACACCAGTTACTATAGGTATAGGAATAAATACAGGATTTGCAGTTATAGGCAATATGGGTTCTAAAAATAGATTTGATTATACTGCTATAGGTGATGCTGTTAATGTTGCGGCAAGACTTGAATCAGGAACAAAACAAGCAGGTGTAGATTTGCTAATTGGTCAAACAACAAAAAATGCTATAAAATTAGAATTAACATCTTTAGAACCAATTCAGGCTAAAGGTAAAAGCGAAAAATTACAGGTGTATACATGGGGTTCAAATTATCGTTAGCATTAGGTGGCTTACTGCTAATATCCCTTACAAGTAGCACATGGTATATAAACAAGTTACAAGATCAAATAGCAGTTTTAAAAGGTAATCAGATAGCCTTAGAAAATTCTATAGAACAACAAAATGAGTCTATAAAAAAAAATATAGAAAAACAAAAACAGACACAAGAGCAAGTAAATGTTCTAACTGCAAAGAACCAAGAAGCACAAAGAGAAGTAAATAAATTAAAAAATACCTTTGCTAAACATGACCTTGATAATCTTGCTTTAGCTAAACCTAAGTTAATAGAAAATATAGTCAATAAAGGCACTAAGAAAGTAAAAGATGATCTTATAGCCTTAACTAATCCAAATCAGTTTGATGAAAAACCTAATAATAGTTAGTTTCACCCTATTCTACTTCACAGCATGTTCTATGTTGCCAACACAACCTAAACCTGTAGAAGTAATAACAGTTGCAGAGCCTATGCCAATGTACCATCCACCACTCCCCATAGAACTTAATATAGTGGATATTGACTGGGAAATTTTAACCCCTCGTATAATGGAAGAGTACCTTTCAGACTTGGAACAAGGTTCTGCACCACCTACAGCATATTATGCTTTGACCTCTAAAGATTACGAAAATCTATCAATGAATATGGCAGAGATAAAACGCTATATCAAAGATACTTTACATATTCTTGAATTCTATAGAGATTATGATAAAAAAGATCAACCTCAAGAAAAGGTGTCAGACACAAAATAATCTGATACCATTTAGATTCATTCATTATAGGAGAGATTAATATGTTAGGAATGATAGGAGAGTGGTTAGGTATAATTACAGGTGTTGTATGTGGTGCATCAATACTATGTGCTTTAACACCTACACCTAAAGATGATGCCATGATTGGAAAGCTCTATAAGATTTTAGAGTTAATGGCTTTAAACATCGGCAAGGCAAAGCAGTAAGCTATGTCTGAATCAGTCACACCATTTGTATACAACGCTATACTTGAAAGGGTAATAGATGGAGACACCATAGATGTGACTTTAGATTTAGGCTTTGACGTAAAGCTACACAAACAAAGATGTAGACTCAATGGTATAGATACACCTGAGTCACGAACAAGAAATTTAGAAGAGAAAGCATTAGGGCTTAAAGCAAAGGAAAGGCTAAAAGAACTATGTGCTGAAAAATTGGTAATACAATCACATGGCAAAGGAAAATATGGCAGGATTCTTGCAACACCTTTTACAAAAGATAAAAAAGATATTTGCAAAGCACTCATTGAAGAAGGACACGCAGTTGAATACTGGGGTGGCAAAAAAACAGCCAAAGTTAAAAAAGACGGAACTTGGGGAGAATAATATGAAAATATCACAAGAAGGAATAGCACTTATAAAAGTATTTGAAGGATGCAAATTAGAAAGCTATCTTTGTGCCGCAGGTGTATGGACAATCGGATATGGACATACAAAGATGGTAGAAGAAGGGCAAGAGATAACACAGGAAGAAGCAGATAATATATTACTAAATGATCTAGAGATATATGAAGAAGCTGTACTTAAAGCTGTAGAAGTACCACTGCATCAACACCAATTTGATGCTTTAGTTTCATGGACTTTTAATCTTGGTGGTGCGAACTTAAACGCTTCAACTATGCTTAAAGTAATAAATAAAGGCGAATATGAAGATGTTCCTGCACAGATAAAAAGATGGAACAAAGCAGGTGGAAAGGTATTGCAAGGTCTTATAAGACGTAGAGAAGCAGAAGCATTATTATTTGAAGGTAAAGACTGGGAAAATGGCACTAAGTAAAACACAAACTAAAAGACTAGGTGGAATATTAGCAATAATGTTTGGTGATGATATACCTAGTGAAAACCTAACTGCTTTGATTGGAGATGGTTTTATAAAAGTAGAAGGACAAAAATATACTCTTACAGATAAAGGCTTAGACGAAAAAAACCGTCTTTGTACTTTATGTGGTTTAAATATTAAATATAGTTCAGAAAATAAATCTAATTAATGCAAATCATCATTGTTTAAAGAATTTCTTTGTTTCTCATAATTCATAACAATATCAGTAAATATTTCTAGACTTTTATCTTCAGTTAGATCTTTTAACAAAAAATTAACCCTATTTTTATCACGATCGCTTAATTCTTTATTCTTGTCAAAAAACCTTATAGTTCTTTTAAGAAATTCTATATCTGCTCCACTTAAAAATTTCAGCATTATTTTCTCCTAATTAATAAAAACTTTAGATTCTAATTGTTTATATCCCCACATTTTCTTAAATGTAAGCTGTGCATCATCAAAATCCATTTTTTCTTCTTTAAACATTTCTCTTTCAACACCTACAGCATGATACCATCTGTTAAAATTAACACTGTAAGGTGCTTGGTCATCGTATAAAAATTCATTCATCTTTCTCTCCCTTGTTATTAACAACTTGATTCAATTTATTTAAAAGCTTTTTATATTCTTCATAATTTATCATTGATTTTTCATGAAGATCAATAATTTTCTTATGTATTTCAAATAACATAGATTTGTTATTTTCTGCAATTGTTTTAGGTTTCTTAGTTTTATAGTCTTCTAGACTTACTACTTTGCTCATCATCCACCATATTGTTATGCATGTTTAACCAGTCTACATCGTCTTCAATCTTTATACCTGCTAAGTAAAAAAGCACAGAGCATACTTCTTTCCACTTTCTATCTAGAAAACGATCTAATCTTTTAAAAAACTTTTTAAACATTCAAATTGCTCCTTGCCTATAGTTATTGGCTTCTTCTTCTTGTAAATAGTTAATATATGCTTCTAGAACGCTTTCAGGGGTTTGTCCTAGCCTTATATTATAAAGTCTATGCCTTATGATTGAATCAATTAGTTTGCTTTTAGATGCTTTATATTCCCAAACATCTAATTCACCTAACGTATCATTTAATTCTTGGATTTGTTCTTTTGTACTAAACATCAATTACTCCTGTATTTGTTTTTGTGCAACTCTATATGAGTCACTAGATATTATTTTTGTTTGGAAGCCTTGTTTTTTAAACTTCATGCTTTGATCATCAATCATTCCATATTGAGTAGAACGCATTCTTTGAAACCAGTCTGAGTCAGTAGGTTTCTTTATGTATAAGTGAAAAGTTTTTAAGTTCTTGTTGCCTACTATCTTAGTCATTAAGCTACCCTCACTTTTTTTAGACCCTCTTCTTTAGCAACTTCAGGAAATTTAATCCATAAAGTTTTTGCTATTTCTTTTTGAAAGTCTCCTAATATTTTATTTCCTTTACGACCTGCTAATGTACGAAGTGTAAAAGATTTATAAAGTATAGATAAAAGCTCTTGACTGTTTTTTGTATCTAAGTCTATTGAATCTATTTTTGTTTTTAAGTTTTTTTTGTCTATCATTTTATTGTTCCTTACTCTGTGAGTATCAATTTATTATAAAGTTATTATAACCCCAAAATGGAATACATAGCAAGTATTTTATTGTATTAGTTTAAAAAGGCAGATCACTAGTATCTTCTACATAACAATCTTTTTCTTCATAAAGTTGTTTTGCGTACTTTTTACCTGCATCTTCTTTGATACCATATTTTTTAAAAAAAGCCTTTTCACTTCCATATCTAGTATGTAGTAAATGATGGTGCATTTGACAGAGTGGTATAACTTGATCATCTCCATTTTTTAATGACATGCCACGACCATTGACCCCTCTAGGCGTATCGTAACCTTTAAGAAGATGATGTGCTTGTACAGAACCACTACAGGATAAAAACCCTGCTCTGCTTATAAAACAGGGCAGGGTTCTAACCCACATAAGATGTTTCTTATCTACAAGTCTTTTAGACACTAAAAAGGAACTTGATCATCATCAAAATCTTGACTGGATGGAAACATCTCTTCATCTGATGTTGATTCTTTATTTTTATGTGAATCTACTAGACCTACGCTTAAATATTGAGTACCTTTTTCTGCATTAGTTTGTAGCCATCCACCAAACTTTTGACCTACTGTTTGACCATTTCCAAGATCAACTGTAACCGGACCGCCAATATCAGGTGGATTCCCATTAGTGTTAAAGTTGTCATCTTTTAAATATAGTAGACCTACAGATTGAACAAGTTCAAATTTAGATTTTTCATTTCCATACTTGTCCTTAATAATAGTTTTTAAAATACTATAATATTTATCTACACCCCTATCATTAGGGTCTTCAGGGTTCTTCTTGTGGTGCATAGACCCTTTCCAAACAACCTTACAATTGTTTTCTTTCCACATAGCTCCTTTCTTATCTTTCTTCGCATATTCAGTCATTCTATTCTCCTTTAGTAATTAATTTATATTCGTAACCTTTGCTATTCCAAATCTTTCTTTTTTCTATGACTTCTCCATAAATAGGAAGCCCATAAGCTTCCCTGCAATAGTCTTTTCTCATATTTCTTATAGAAGCAGAGATTGTAGGTTCGCCATAGAACTTACCTACATTCTGTTTAATCATTCCTTGTATATGCCAAAAGCTCATATACTTTCCTTTTCTAAGACATAGGAATACGCAATCATCTATAGTAAGTTTGCTTTTAGGCTTATCTTTAATGCTTTGTGGTACTTCTATCATTATGCTACCTCGTAAAGACTTATAAGCTTCTTCAATCTAGTGTTATTAGTATCATCGTCACTAGTAGATGCTAACGCTACCTGTATATTTGCTTTATTGGTTGCAAACGATTTCTTGTGTAGAACATTATCAGGGTCTTTTAGATTAGAAGCTAATATTAAAAGATAGTCTTCTATATCGTTAGTTGATAAAGTTTTTCCACCTGTTTTTTCAAACTTAAACTTTTTTACCTCTACAGGAACAACTTTAGCTTCAGCTTCGTCTACCTTACTATCAGGAAGCTCCTCACCTGCATATATATAGTGACCTAGACCAAACATAGCCATGCACTTAACTAAACATCTCATTCTAGTATCAGATACCTGTCTAGAGGTTGGGTTAGCTATTGAGTTGTTTTTATAATCCATTACAGGTAAAAACATGCTTCTTTCTAAGTTACCTATAGTTAAAGTGCAGTTAGTCATAACAGTTCCGTTAGAACTAGTGGCTTCTTCGTCAAACGTATAAGTAGCAAAAGGATAATGCTCCATTAAGATACCCCAAGCCCAAGCCCACGATAGATAAGTAAGATTCATCTTCTTATCAGTTTTTTCATTTACATTAACACTAGATAGTGTTTTCCATACTTGTCCAAAAGTTAATTCGTATTTCATTTTATTCTCCATAAGTCTTTAGCAAATTCAATATCTGATAAACTCCACATCCAGTCAGGATTAGGATAGAACTGATCTACTAAAGAATAAATATCATTATTTTGTAAAAGGTTCATCATTGCTGATGCGACCCTGTACACCTCGTTTAATCTCATGTCTATATCGTCTACCTCTAAAGTTATAACCTCTGCTTTCGTTTTGGTTACATAAAGGTAATCGGCATAGGCACGATCTTTTTCTAAAGCAGTAGCATAAATTGCTATCTGCCTTTGAACTGGTGGTAGTAATTCAGAAGGTTTTCTTGCAGTAGTCTTAATATCCCTAATACAATCTTCATACTCTAAATCAACAAATCCTAAAACTGGTATTGGTAGATCATCAAACTCTAGTTCTACCTTTTTTTGATAAGAAACAGGCTCACCTAACTCTTCATAAAAGGGTAAGCCAACTTCTAAATACTTTTCTATGTTTTTATATTCCGTTTCTGCTTTCACCTCGTCAAACGTAACGCCTTCCTTTTTATGGTAGTTCATAAGACTCATAAACTCTTTCTGTGCTTCCTTAACGCTGTGCTTCTCTCCTATAGCATGATCTATAACAGTTCCTCTAAGCATTGCAGAGTTAGTAGGTGATTTATGTTTAGCAAGATACCTAACTATAAAAAGTGGTATGTCTTGCATGTAAAGATTAATAGAACTAGATGAAAGATGCTCTATATCAAATTGGTCAAATGGATTGTTGCTACTCATTTTATGTCCTCATTTTATAGTTTGTTAAAAGTTATAAGGCAGAGTATAATCCAAATTGGTTTTCAATACAATATAAAATATATAAAAGGTAAACGTATGAAATTAAAAGAATATTTAGAAACAAAAGAACTAACTCAAGAAAAGTTTATTCAAGAAATGGAAGATCAGACTGGACATAAATTATCACAAGGTGGTTTATCAAAGTATGTTCTTGAATATAGAATTCCTAGAAAAGCAGAAATGGTTGCCATACACGAATATACAAAGGGTGAAGTAGAGCCTAATGATTTTTATTTAGAATAAGTCTAACTGTGCTTTCATTTTAATATCAATGCACTCATAATTTTTATTTAAACCTTTGGGATATTGCTCTATATCCCATCTCATATCTTTAACAAGATTTTTTTTATCACGCTTATCTGCATGAATATAGATGTATCTATAAGTGGGTAACATTTCTTCTTTACTAACTACATTACCTTTGATGAATTTTGTATGCATATTAGTTGAATCCTGATCTCTTCTAATGTCATTAATTGAACCATCTTCAAATGTATATTTATACTTGGGGGTGCTAGTTCCTGTATACAACCAGTTAGTTGCTTGATAAACATAACCATGATGATGATTATTTGGGTCTGCATAACTAACAATTGCTAGGGGTTTTGGTAGTTTATTTATTGCTTTCATAATAAAAAAACTTGCTGAATTTTTAGGAGTATCAGAATTAAGCACAAGTCTATTAAGCTCCATAGTCTTAACTTTTATATTACTAAATATACACTTACCATCATTAAAAAGCCTATTAGGTGGACATCCAAAAGTTATAACCCCTACTACATTTTGATCTAAATCAATTAGACCAAATGCATAAGAAACTGAACATAGTCTTTTTGCATAGTGCTTATTTAACAACCAGTCTCTGTATTCGTGATTGTTTAATTGCCTTACGCTGTAATCTTGGAGCATGGTCTAGCCTACTTCTAAATCATCAAACCAGTTGCCTTCAACGGTGCTTTGTGAATCTTTGACTATCTCTTGCATTTCATAATCTTCGTAATCCAAGAATCTTTTTTGATTTAGCCAAGTGGTGCAAAAGGGAATAAACTTCTTATCTTTCTTTTGAAACTCTATATCATTATTGTAACTCTCTACATAGGCAATCATCTGCTCATGGCTAAACTTCTTTAATATAGATTTATAAGATTCTTCTGCTTTAGCCTTATTGTCCTTTCTTGGATATAAAGACCAAAAGCTTTTAAAATCAGAATTATAGGCTTTAGTATTATCTTTAGTTTTATCTTTTGTGTCTTCTTTAGTATTGGGGGGGGTGGAGACCAGTAGGCTAGGGGTTTCAGGACTAGGGGGGGTGGGGGTCTCTAGACCATGAGGGGGGGTGTCTGTAGACCTAAGGGTCAGGAAGTACCTATTAGATGTATTACCTCCGTCATCTTTAAACCTTCTTTGTATTTTTAAAAGACCTAGACTCTCAAACTCTTTTACAATCTTAGCAATATGCTTTGGGTCTTTTAGACCTGCTAACTTTGCGATATGAGTATAACTAGGATAGCAACTATTCTGATCATCACAGTAGTTAGCTAGTAAGATTAAGATTAATCTCTTAGTTGGTGTTTGACCTTCAAATTGAATCTTCAGTGCTTTGTTTAGACATTCTATAGACATAGTTCTTTCCCTCGTTTTTTTTTATTTTGGTTTGTTAAGATAATCATAATTAATATTTAAGTCAATACAAATTGGATTAAGAGTTAATTTATTACTCCTTCCATTGATAATCTTCGTGTTCATGTAGCTTTTGCTCAATCGCTTCAAGTAGACACTCTTCCACTTCTTTCCATGTATAAAGTTCACCACTGTATTCTTTTTCATTTATGTTTACGAACTTGTTTCTGTAAAACTCGTATTCATTAATATGATAGAACTCACCCCACTTATCTAAAAGTTTTTTCACCCTTTGTTTGGGTGAGGTTCTTTTCTTAATATATCTTTTAGGCTCAGGTATTGGAGTAGTACATACAGCTTTAAATGGCTTTAGTCTTCTACTCAATCTTTTATTACAAATGGTTCTTTCAAAATCATAAAATTCAACATTAGCTTTATTCATACTTGCAACCAAATCTTTTATAGATGGTTGATCAGGGTGCAAGTAATGTAAAAGCATACAGAACTCTGCAACAAATTTACGACCATGTAAATCAGCACTAAGATGGTGAGCATATTCGTGTAGCAAGACTCCATAAGATCTACCCCATTCATTCCTTATAACAATCTCATAGCGATTAGCAAAACATTTTCCATGACCATTTTTAAATCTAAGGGTTATTTTACGTTTAAATATTTTGTTTAATCTTTTAATTACTGCATGACATTGATCTTGAGTCAGATAACTTTTCTTAACCATCCATGACTGAGAATCTTCCCAGTCATAGACTTTTTGTCTTTGTTTATCCCTCATGCTACCTCCAATACTTTGAAGGTTTTGCATGATTGGATTCTATCCCAAGTAGTTCTTTTGATTTTTGTCCAATGGTTCTCTCTAAAAGTGCTAAGTACAGCAGGTCTAATCTTTACCCACTTCCAACCTATCTGACCAACTTGGAAATGATGATAACCATGAGATAGTCTATTAGCTCTCTGAGGGTCATTGTAAAATCTTACTATGTCCCTCTTCTTTTTTGCTTCCTTATGTAAGGAAGGCATTTTGTATCTTTTTTTCATTTAATTCTCCTTTTTCATTTTATTAAAAATACTTCGTCCCAAACCCATTATAACATATCTTAAACCAAATTGGAATAGTTAATTTATTTGATGGTTTTACGTTTTGGATTATTCTGTGGTAATATCCATCTTAAATGGAGATTCTATGAAAGTTACAGATGTAAATATAAATCTTATAAAACCTTATAACGATAACCCTAGAGTTAATGAAGATGCAATTGAAGTAGTTCAAAAGTCTTTACAGGAGTTTGGTTTTCAACAGCCTTTAGTCTTAGATAAGAACTATGAAATTATTGTGGGACATACTAGGTTTAATGCTTCTAAAAGATTGGGTCTAAAAGAAGTACCTTGTGTAATAGCAGAGAATCTATCTGAAGAAAGAATTAAAGCTTATAGAATCATGGATAACAAATCTGCTGAGTTTGCTTCTTGGAACTATGGACTACTTACAAAAGAAATGACTGATTTATTACAAGCAGATTATGACTTAGATTTTACAGGTTTTACGGATGAGGAATTGGCTGATCTAGGTTTAGATTTTGATTTAGATGAATTTGCTGAAGAAGGATTAACTGATGAAGATGAAGCTCCTGCCTTAGAAAACGAACCTATTACTAAATTAGGTGATGTTTGGATTTTAGGTAATCACAGAATTATGTGTGGTGATAGTGCTAGTATAGATAATATAGATAAGCTTATGGATAATAATAAAGCAGATTTAGTATTTACAGACCCACCGTATAACATAGACTATCAAGACCTTCAGGGTAAGCATGAAAAAATCAAAAATGACAAAATGTCTGATGAGGACTTTGTAGACTTTCTTACTCAGACTATACATGGGTGTGAACAGATGTATGTGTGCTGTTCTTGGCAATATGTACATTTATTCAAAGAAGCTATGATAAAAATAGGTAGAAGCCCTAAGGCTATGATAGTTTGGGATAAAGTTAATCCTGCACAGCATCTAGATAAATATTATAAACAACATGAGCTAATACTATATTATGGAGACTTTGGTGGTCATAAAACCCTTAGAGGAGACGTTTGGAAGATTAAAAGACAAAGGAACGAGTTACATCCCACGATGAAGCCTGTAGAGTTAATTGATATAGCATTAAAAGATCAAGAGGGTAAAACTAAAGTAGCAGATTACTTTTTAGGTTCAGGAAGTACCCTAATAGCCTGTGAGAAGAACAGAAGGGTTTGTTATGGAATGGAACTAGACCCTAAATATTGTGATGTGACTATAAAAAGATGGCAGAACTATACGGGTAGTCAAGCTATATTAGAATCATCTAACGAAACTTTTGACGAACTAATAGAATTACATAAAGATACAAAAAATGGCGAATAAAAAACCTAAATATAAAAAAATAACATCTGATATTAAAGAAAGGCTTAGAATATCTTATGTGCAGGGAGACCTAGACCCACAAGGCTTTAGAAGATGCTCTACTATAGAAGAATTAGCCTTAGATAATAATTTATCTAAAAATACGCTGTATAAACTAGCACAAAGAGAAAATTGGAAGTTTGCACAAGAAAAATTTCAAAGAGACTACGAAGAAAAATTAGATGCACAAAGAATTAAAGAATTTTCTGTAGAAGCTAAAAAGCTTGACTCAGCATGTTTAAATATAGCTAAAGCACTACTTTCTAGGGTGGGCGTAGTAATAAGAAACACACAAAACGCTTCTATTCAAGAATTTACACCACAACAATTAGACTCAATGGCAAGTTCTGCTTTAAAAACGCAGAAATTTGCAAAATTAGCTTTAGGAGAATCTACGGATAACATTAATATAAATGGAAACATACAAGAAAATGACACCTTCGCAAGAGCTATGGAACTGCTTGACACAATTGAAGACAGCAGAAGCAAAGGCAGTAGCACTACGCACTGAATGGCTAGACACAGCAAGGGATAAACAACTTCAACCTAAAATAGAACATTATATTTGGTTAATACTAGCAGGACGTGGTTGGGGTAAAACAAGAACAGGCGCTCAGGACATAGCATTATATGCTTTAAGAAACCCTAATAGTAATTGTGCTGTAGTTGCTCCTACACATGGTGATTTAAGGCGTGTCTGCTTTGGCGGTCCTAGTGGGCTTATTTCAATAATACCTAGAGAGTGTTTTCTTAAATCTAATGATCAAAAAGGTTACTCATCTAGTGTATCTGAGATTAGATTATTTAACGGTTCTAAGATTACAGGTTATGCGGCTCAAGAGCCTGAAAGACTTCGCGGACCGCAATTTCATAGAGCATGGTGTGACGAGGTAGCGGCTTGGCGTTATCCTGAGACGTTTGATCAGCTTATGTTTGGTCTTAGATTAGGAAAAAAACCACAATGCGTTATTACTACTACACCTAAACCAACTAAGCTTATTAAGGATTTAGTAGAAAGAAAAGATGTATTAGTAACATCAGGAAGCACTTTTGAGAACGAAGCAAACTTAGCAGATAGTGCTTTATCTATGCTTAAAGATAAATATGAAGGTACTAATCTAGGTAGGCAGGAACTATACGCTGAGATAATAGAAGACTTTGAGGGTGCTTTGTGGAAACCTGAGTTGATAGACAAAGCTAGAATAGATGATGACAGAGATTTATCGCAGATTATAGTTGCAATTGACCCTGCTGTAACAGCTAATGCAAATAGCGATGAAACAGGTATAGTAGTAGTAGGTAAAGACTATAATAATCATTATTATGTCTTAGAGGACTTATCAGGAAGACATCCACCTGAGAAATGGGGTAGAATAGCTGTAAACGCTTTCTACGAATGGGAAGCAGATAGGATAGTAGCTGAAGTTAATAATGGTGGAGACTTGGTAGAAAGGCTTATACGAAACATAGATAGTCAAATATCTTATAGAAGTGTAAGGGCAACAAGAGGTAAAATACTTAGAGCAGAACCAATCTCAGCTTTATATGAACAAGAGAGAGTTCACCATGTAGGTGCATTCTCGGAGTTAGAATCGCAAATGTGCAGTTATACAGGAGATACAAATAGTTCGCCTGATAGATTAGATGCTTTAGTATGGGGATTAACCGAACTTAGCAAGTCTAAAGGACAAGTAAACTGGAGAATAAGCTAATGGCACAACAAACATTTTTACAACGACTTTTTAACGTACAACAACAAGAAGTCAAACAATCAAACATGATGGGTTATTTTGGGGTTGGTACAGATCAGCCTAAGAATTACAAATATGCAGATTTAGCCAAAGAGGGATATCTTAAAAACGCAATCGTTTATCGTTGTGTTAATGAAATATCCAAAGGTGCAAGTGCAGTACCCTTTGTAGTTAAAGCAGGAGATCAGATAATTGAACAACATCCACTCATTGACCTTCTTAATAGACCCAATCCTTTACAATCCTATTCAGAGTTCTTTAATAGCCTGTTTGGTTATGTGTTGCTTAGTGGCAATGCATATATACTCAAAGTAGGTGGAGAGACAGGTACGCCTAAAGAGCTACATCAATTAAGACCTGATCGTATTAATATAAAAGGAAGTGGCAACGCTATACCTGATAAATACGAATATTTAATAAATGGTAGGGTTCAAAATACCTATGATGTAGATCAAGACAATGGCTTTAGTGAAATTAAGCACGTTAAGCTGTGGAATCCATTAGATGATTATTATGGTTTATCTCCTATGAGTGCTGCGGCTATAGAGATAGATCAGTTCAATATGGCTAGTAAACATAATGTAAATCTACTTAATAATGGTGCTAGACCTAGTGGAGCTGTTATCTTTAAGCCTAAGGATGATGCAGGTTTTGCTGTAAACCTAACAGAATCACAAAGACAACAATTACTCACAGACCTTAACAATAGATTTAGTGGAACTGCTAATGCAGGTAGACCTATGCTTTTAGAAGGAGACTTTGACTGGAAGGAGATGGGTCTAAGCCCTAAAGATATGGATTTCCATGCATTAAAGAACATGGCAACTACAGATATAGCCTTATGTTTTGGCGTTCCTAGTCAATTAGTAGGTGTTCCTGATGCTCAGACATATTCTAATGTAGCAGAAGCAAGACTCGCTCTATACGAAGAAACTATAATTCCACATTTAAGAAAGATAGCATCTGATCTCAATGAATGGCTAGTACCGTTATTTGATGACAGGCTTACCTTAGAATTTGATATAGATTCTATACCTGCTCTAGCAGAAAGAAAAAAGAAGACTTATGAGAATGT